GACATTTATAAAACAAATGTCGCCGCTATTAGAGAAAACGCAAAGGTTAGGGTTGTTCAGAGTGGGTCTTTTTACAAAGACGCACTCCTTCAGCCCTTCTCTCATATGACAATCCAAGCTGCAAAGAGCATGCGCTCTTTGAAGAATGGATTATCTTCTGGTAGGCTAGGATGGAACTTCATCAGCCGGATCGATCACCTCGATCCGGTTGATGGTCACGTCCTATTCGAAAAACATAAAAGGATAGTAAGTCTGGACTGGCGTTCAGCCACAGACATACCGTCCTTTAAATCAGCACACATGGTGATGGGTAGACTCCTCGAAAAGATGAGACTACCCGCCTCCATATTAGATCCCATCAAATGTATATGGCCTGGTCCAAAGGACATATACATTAACGGGAAATTTCACTCGGTCCAGGTCAATGGAGTCCCCATGGGGGATCCATTGACCAAGTCCAATTTGTCTTTAGCTCATCCCATCTGTGAGGCGTACGCCTCAAAGAAGGAACCGAGCGTAAAGGTTGTGCACGACGGCAACGGGGATGATACTGCTATCATCCTCGGTGCTGACGAGCCATCAAAAATGATCAGGTGGGTTCAGTACTTCAACAACGCGGCAGCGATGTTGGGGTACGAACTCTCCGAAGATGACTTCTTTGTAACAAGTTCCTGGGGAACTTATTGCGAAGAAGTCTTTCATATTCCACTTGACCGCTTTAACACTGTGCGAACAGCGTCAAAGCTCAAGGACAATAGATTGTTACCGTACCTAGATCATCCTAAGATGAGACTGGTACTGGACACGAAGAAAGATAGGAGAGATTACTCATCCGTCAAGGACGGCAAGTACACTCTCCTAGGTAAAGACACAGAATACTCGGAACAAGGTGTTGAAGGACACCTGTTCCAAGTAGCCTCTGTGATGCAAGACATATGTCTTGGGCTGAGATACGAGCGTAGGCCCGTATATCTCCCAAGGCAAATCTTCAGTGTAGGCAAGATGCCAGCTTTCTGGAACACAGAAAGCTGGGCAAATGCCATATGGAGTCAAATTCCCAAGGTCACGAACGTTACCGTTCAAGCCCTCAGGGAATTACTAGGAGAAGTTCCAAAGAACTTGACCAACCTTCGGTCGGTCAAGACTATGGAAAGACACTTTGATAGCGAGGCTGTCACCGAGGTATTTTCAATACCCGAGGACGACCCCATCAGAAATTACATAATCGTCCCGAGGGACCTTGCTAGCAAGGTTCCTCCGGGCGTGTTAGATAGACTAGTTGCAAGTAAGCACCTTACCACTTCTTCGGAAGTGGAGGCGCTGTACTTGTACATGAAAAGAGTGGAAACCCTCCAACAGACTGTTGAACAAACAGATCTGATGGAGATGGTTTTCTCAAGATGTACTGAAATGCCATCATACACTTTTGACGAAGTCAAAAGGGTATGCACGGATTTCAAAGAAGAATTCTACAAAAAACGATGGGCCGTAAAGCCCCTCGTTGATGTAGATTATTATTTTACAGAGGATATTGATGAGTTTAGAAACTCAGACCCCCGGAATGTTGACATTCCGGAGTTCGAATACCTCAAAAGATTTGCTAAGAGAATTCCTCCCAGCACGCCTAAAACGCGTGCTGAGGAGGAACTCTACAGATGGTTTTGTGAGTGGAGACAAAGTATTCTAGATGATGAATACTATGAGCTCCCCCCACTACAATTACTAGAAGACGACCCGTACATCATCCAACAGATTGGACGTGATGAACGGGAGGTCGCCGTTATTGTGACAGATGACAAGAAGCTTTGTAGACTAGCGTCTAACAAGTTCCTTGACAAGCTGATTTTAAGAATATCCATCCGAAATTGGGTTCTCATGGACGCAGATGAGAAGCCAGTTTTGGATGCATTAAGAGATGATTTAAAGGTGCCTGGACATGTCCTCGTTGACGAGGGCAGTCTAGACGCCTTTTTATGGAGAACTGATATCGACCCGCTCGCCTTCCCTGGGTGGGACGAACGGATCGATATGAAGAAGCCTAGGGAGCAAGAAGACATTTATAATGTCTACTTGCCACCTATCAGAACGTCAAACGTCTACGATTTCGTTGAAATCATGGACGCAAGACGTGCAGTGAGGATCCTTGGACGACGAGGTGGCGGCTGATAGTTTCTGCTATCGGCCGTGCGCACACCTCGGTGAGTCCGGATCCAATTTGCCGGCAATCACGTACACGCGTACGCCGTGGGCTGGACCTCCGAGGAGGTGCCGCACGACGCGTGGGTCACGAGTCAGTGATTTTTTGGTCG